TTAGTGTGTCCCGATTGTGTCCCGCTCGCTATGCTGCGCAATGTGTTTATCTATGATTTTAAAATATCGCTCAGCACGCAACATAAACATTCTACGCACTGCTAATTCGGTTCTGTTTTCATCGACGACTTTTAAGCGCTCGTTTGTTTGCGCTAAATCTTTTTTGATGTATTGAATATCGTTTTTCATTACACCGATTGTGACCGAAGCCGTGACAATTGCAGGCAACCACACTTTAATTAATCCGCTAATTTGATCTTGAGCTCCGTCCGTCACTTTTTCGCCCTCTCATAACGTCTCCAGAAATAAAAACCTGTTATTACTGTGAACGGTGGCATGACGTAGAAAAGCGCGTAATCATGAACAAGCGGCACAAGCTTAGGCCACGCGTATATTGATGCGAGATAAATCACACCCGTCAAAAACCACATTGCGCACACAAAAAAGGTGATGATGCGGCGGCTCATGTTCATCGGTAGCGTTGCTTCGATAAACTTTAAGAAGTATTCGACACTTTCCTCCTTTGTTAATACAACGCTATCAATGGCTTTTTGTCCGTTTGCGATTATTGAATCATTACTAAAAAGATTTTTTAATAATTTCATTTTTTTTACACCGCTTTTTTTAAGTATTCAACAACGAGCGTTGCAACCACCGCGCCCACCATAGCCATAACTAACTTTTTTTGTAATTCGCTTTTCATTAAGTATCACCGTTTATTGCTTCATAGATAAAACCGCCCAGAGTGAAATGCTCATCACCCGTGATCTTTTCGCCCACCGCGTTTACACCAGCAGCAAATATGTTGTCATTGTTGATTGGGTTTATTGCTTGGCCGACAGCTTGCGCACCCTGCTTTGCTTTACTCGCGACATATCGAGATGCAAAGAAAACAGCCACGGCACCGACACCCGCGACTATTAAAAAACTTTTATGCTGTTTGGTAATGATCATGCTAGTGCAATGCCTGTTTTAATTTGCTGTTCAGTGTATGGTTGTTGGCCGTTTTCGTGTTTGATAATTGCGTCAATTAATACCGCGTATTTATCAGCTGTTACTTTATCGCTTGGCCTTAGCTTTGTTTTACTTAACACGTTATTTATGTATGACGTGGTGTTATTTGTGTATGTTTCACCAGTCAAAGGTTCCACGCCGTTTGGCGGCGCCCACGTGTTGATAATTTGTGGGACGGTTTGAACGCCGCGCCTAGCATAGCTTTTAAGTATGCGCGTAATGGCGCGTATGCCGTGTTCTGGATTATCAAAGATGATAAAGCCCTTATCATCTTGCCCGATCATGCCTTGCCATTGCGTGCGCCCGTCCCAACGTATATTTCCGCCGTTGTTGTTTCGTATTCCGCGCGGGCGGGTGTCTTTTTTTAGCATGATTAAAAGGCCTGTACTGAATAACGTTAAGAAAAATAAATTATTTTTATTCATTTAAATAACTTTTGTTAAATATTCTGGCAGAATTTTCAATTTAACTTTACTTTCAAGAGCTATCCTAAAATTATCTTTTATACCTTTATTCAAAAAACTACTTGTGCCCGAACTGACATTATAAAAAAATCTATCATCACTATAATCAATCCCTGTAACGTAATCTAAATAATTATTTTTAACGCCCAGTGAGGGATCAATCGTTTGAATAAATGCAGATATAATCTCACCCGACAAAACCGCTTTATCTCTTACGTACTGTATATTTATATCAGCATTAACAAAAGCTGTTTTTCTACTTGAATCATTACCCACATCCTGAATATACAATTCAGCAACATAACTAACATCTACAGTCGTTCTATAGTTTAAGTCCAAGCTACTGGACGCATGAACATACGAATTATGATCATCAAAAAAAACTATTTGATTAAATGAAAAAGACTCTACATTGAGTTTAAATTCTCTAACTAGATTTAAATTAGAATCGTAAATTCTGAAATTTTGATTAACATGTTCATATAATATTACACCGCTTTCACACGACCCCTTAATTCTGTAATTAGCTGCACTTTCAAGATCGTCTAAACTTATCGAAGCTATCACATCACCTGAAAAACTTCTCTTTAATAATCTGTTACCGCCAGCTCTATCATTTGTAAAAATAAAGCCTTTGTAAACTGACAATGCTTGATTTGTTATACCACTGCTAGTTTGAAATAGCTTTTCAGTATCCCCATTCGACAATTTCGCACGAAAATATTCACGATTAAAATTCCAATACACATAGCCGTTTTCTACAGCAATTTGATGCATCACTCTCACAACATTTGATGCTGTTCTATTTTCAACATTAACTGTTGAAACTATATTGCCCGACATATCAAACACTGTAACTTTCTCACCTTTCCCAACATATATATAGCCATTACTCTCTGCAACAGTCGAAATACCGCCCGTGCCTAGCTCAGCGCTAGAATTATTAAATGTCCATATCGCATCACCCGCTTTTAGATCGCGCGATTGATCACTAATCAAACCGAATTCTTTCTCTATAGAAGTGGGCATATTTACAGTATTTAGCGACACAGTTTGTATTGACTCACTGATCGATAATTCACCAGTCACGATCTGCGAATTGTAATCACCCTCACCCACAACAAAAACAACGCGAATGTCAAAGTCATATGGGTTTGATACTTCAAACTGTGTAAACGCTTGTTTGTCAAAGTCTTTGCGATCGACCCGGCGTTTGTCGCCGCGGCGCATTGTGATTGTCTGGTTGTTTACGATAACGTCAACTGGGCGCGCAGCTTCTTTTATGAAAATAAAATCACCGCCCGCGCGAATGGGCATACCAACAAAACCCGCAGGTATCACAATTGTTTTATCACCTGATGACATTTTTTTAAGCCCTTTTAAATATATAAATGGCAGCTAAGCCGCCAACCAGTACACCCGCGCCTTTTAGCAAATTTGCGCCCGTGTCTAAAAATTTTGCGTTTTCGCTTGTGTTTGCGTTTTGTGCAAACGCTAATGATCTGTCAAATTGTTGCGCACTTTGTTGTAGCGCAAATTCGAGATTATCTTGATTATTTTTTATAACGTCTTCTGTTAAATCAAACGCGCTTGACGTGGCACCCGCTGCAATCGCGGCCGATTCGCTGAATGCATCTTGTGCAAAATCTAACGAGTCACGGCCAAAATCAAAACTACCCTCTGCTATTTTTTCATTTGATGAAATAGCTGCGCTGACTGCGCCAAAGTCGGTAACCGTTTGATTAACCGTGCCGCCCCCATCACCGATAAATGCACTTTGATTGCCGCCCACAATGGCGTTATCGCCCTGCAATTGACGTTGATCAACATTCTCAATAATACTGTTATCAATTTCTGTATTTTGCGTGCTTTTGCTTTTACTTGAGAATAAACCCATTAGAACACACCCGTTTTTTTCGCTACGTACAAACCCGCCAAGGCCGCAACAGCAACAATGACAAGCTGCATATTATTTGCGTTGTTAAATACGGGCGCAGCTCTGAAGCTGTTACGTCTGTTAGTTTGACGAACATCACCCGTTGAAGCTTCGCTATTGCCTAGGCCCACGTCACCGATGCTTGCGCTTGCGCTTGCATTACCAAAAATGCCACCCGAGCCTCCCGAGCTTGACGCGCTTAGATTATCGTTGCGTGTTGGCTGCATGCCATCGTTGCCAAAATCCATCATGCGAACCGCTTTAATGCGTAGAGCGCACCGACAACAACAGCAGTATTCATAAGCGCGGCTTTTGACATTTGCAAACCCAAGACGTTAATGTTTGGGCTTTTCATGTCACCCGCGCCGCGCACAAACCCCGACTGCGATGCGGCACCCACTGCGCGTTGATCGGCTATTGTTTCAGGTCGTACACCGATGCGTGCTAAACCGTCTTTGCTGATTGCGTCTGTGGTTTTTACTTGCTGATGAATATCTGCGGCACCTTTGCCGAAGTCGACAAGATCATCTAAAAAACTCATACTTTTTTACTCCATTAAAGCCCAAAAAATTGGGCTTTAATTTATTTTTTTTACTTTACGTTTTACAGTGAACCCATTTGTTCAATGTACGCTGTTACTTGCGTGGCCTCTGAGCACTCAAGAATCACACGGAAATCATTCACACCGCGCACATCAATTGAGTTTCCGCCATAGCCTTTTTCACATGTGTCAAGATGAAACCAACCCGTTTGTGGCTCACGCACTCCGCCGTCAATCAACTTTCGTTCGTTGAGCTTTTTGCTGCGCTCAAGAATCGTAAACAAATTGCGCTTAATTTCGGCTTTTGTAATCTCGCCCGCGGTTGGTTTAAAGTGCATAGCGTTAATGGCTTGAGCTTCTGGTGTGTTGTATGTGTAGTCGCTGACTTCTAGCGAACCCGCACCCGCAATGCTTCGGGTTTCAGGTAACACGTAAATTAATGCACCCGCGCCGCCCTGCACTGGTCCCGAGGTTTCGGCCGTTACATTGAACTGAGGCAAACCCGTTACGCTCGCTTTAATATCAATTTCAAGCGTGAACGCGTTAATAGAACGACCTGCAGAATCTGCAACACCTGTGTTAATCGCGGTTAGTTCACGATCGGCACGATTCAATAAACCAACACGATCAAAAACAAATTTTAAAATGCCGTCCGCATTAGCTATTTTTGCCTCTTTGTTCATTGCGTTTAAGTCTTCAGCACCACGATAAACGCGAAACGGCTTGTTATTTAGCTTTAAACGTATTTCAGTCATATCCGCCAATGTTAAGCCTGAATACTCAACTGATACCGAGTGATAACGCTGTCCAATAGGGAATTTTAATGTGGCGGTTGTACCTGGCTGTCCGCCTTCAAATGACGGCATGCGTGTATCATTTTGATTGCTCATTAAAAGCCACCTTCTACTTTGTTTTTAACGTCTTTAACCGCTTTTACGCGATTAGCTAATGTGTTAACTACTAGCATGGTTAGTAGTACACCACCCGCAAACATTGCGGCGTTTTTTACTTTTGCTTCACTCATTTTTTTGTACCCATAGTTAATTTACCCGTTTAATTTTTTCTCAAATTTTGTTTTGATGCTGAATTATTAGACAAAAAAAAGGGTGAGCACAATAGCCCACTCCTATAGGTACAAATTAGTTTTTATTGACGCTTAACCCCGCTTTACTTCACCCACTTTTTTATATTTTATGTTTACTTTGTGAGCAACGTCTAACACTGATTTATAGAACTGCATTGGCTTTAGTGCTTTTATTGCCTCTTCACTTTCACCGATTAATTCCGCCAGATTTTTTACTTTTGCGCTTCGCTTTTGTTTGCCAATAAAGAATGTGTCACATTGCGTGTACGCGGTTTTTGCTATTTCTTGTGATCGCTGAGACGTCCACAACAGCACCCCGCCGAATTTTCTACATTTTCGGTTTATCTCGCCGAAGTTTTGTGTAGCCTTGGCGCTGGATGGTGAAACGTCCGCTAGCTCTTCAACGACAATATAAGTTAAGTGGTTACCATCCAACGCAGCGTAAACCACCGAGCACCACCACTCAAACGTTTCGACATCGTTTGCACCATCCCACGCTATACGAAAGCCATAACCGCTTTTTATTGCGCTTTTTACTGCGCGTATGTATTTGCGCTTGTCGTTGTAGTAGAACGTGTTGTACTGCGCATGATCGTTGTCTATGTCCCATAGCAAACAACGCACGCCGCGGGTTGGTAAGGTGTTCATTAATGCTTGTGATTTACCCGCGCCAGACATCGCAATAAAACCCGTGTTTTGGTTTTTATGTTGCGTATTTGGATTGATCGCCATCTTTTTTTTCCTCATCTTTTTTGGCTTGCTCTTCAGCTTGTTTTTTGGCTTCTGCATCTTGCATCACGCGGGGCATGACTATCATTGCCACGCAACCCAACATAGCGGCCTCTACACCTATAGCCGCATTGGGGGCGTACTTGTCCAGTACGGCGCTGGTACTTGTACCTAGCGCCGACGCCTCTTCTTCATTTAGCGCCCAGTGCTCGCCTTTGCGTGATGCAAGCACACCGAATGCGATACTGTAGAAACCCGCGATCATTTGCGCTTGCGCTTCGCTACTTTGGCTTTGCTCTGTTTGTTGCGCTTGCTCTTCTTCGTTGGGCTCATATTCACCGATAAGCGTATCTAGTGCGCTTTCTGTTTCTGGGTTAATTTTTGGTTCTTCAATTTCTGCTACTTGTTCTTCACTCATCTCAATGTACTCGCTATTGCTGTTAATGTACCGACTAAAACTGCACCGAAAATTAAACCGCCGCTTTTTTTAGGTTCAGGGCTAGGTTCTGGCTTAGGTTCAGGCTTAGGTTCTGGCTTAGGTTCAGGCTTAGGTTCAGGCTTAGGTTCAGGGCTAGGTTCAGGCTTAGGTTCAGGCTTAGGTTCTGGATTAGGTTCAGGCGCAGGTTCAGGCGCAGGTTCAGGCTCTGTTATTAGGTTGCGTGGTGGTTCGGGTGCATCATTTATCCATTGCGTGCTGTTGAATAAAAACGTTTGAGGCTTTGCGCCGTTGCGCTGATCTGCGCCGCAGTTGTCACAACGCGAATACAGATAATTTTTTGTGTTTTGAAACACGGCCATTTTTGCATCGCATGTTGGGCACTGGCAATGCCCTAGCACAACTGCGCTGGTTTTACGTGGCATTGGTTGCCCCCTTTTTTGCTTCAATGATTTTTACTGCGCGTTCGATGTCTAGCAGATCATCGTTGGCACCGTTAAACAAAACTGGCTGCGCCATTCTTGCAAAAGCAGGCACACTGTTTAATTTTTTGCGCAAATTGATTGCCGCGTTTTTCAATAATTCTATTTCTTTATCCACCTTACTACTCCAAAAAAAATCCAGTACAGTTATTGACACAAGTCCTAGGTCGTCGGCTTCACCGACTCTGTAGGCGGCTGCGCCGCCCTATTACAATCAACCGCTTTCTCTCTTATCGTCCAGACTTTTTCACGAGTAAAAATATGAACATTCAAATAATTAAGCAACGGTTTAACACTTAAACCAATCAACCGCTTTACATGCTCAGCATAAACACCTTGTTTAGTCTCTGACTCAAAATAAAGCGGTCTTAACACCATGTCCTTTCTATCCACTAACGCCCCGCCCATCAGACGAACGAATTCACACCACTCCCCCTCATCAGCGGCTTTACGTATCAACTCAATGTGCTCAGGTATCGACTTATCAAAAACATCTCTATTTCGTCTAAGCTCACGCCAGACTGTAACGCTAACACTACCGATAGCCTGGAATTGACGAATACCCCAGAGTGACGCCCACGCTCTCGCCGCAATCGCACCGTCTTCACCAAAACATTCGCCTTCATGATCAAGACCCACACCAGACCCGTTAAGGTTTTTAGAAACATATTTAGCAATGTAAGCAGCAGCAGACCCCTTACTAGGATCAATTCCACGAATATCACAACGGTTCTCCCTTGCACCCGCTTCATCGGGCGTATCCTGTAACGCTTTTTCTTTAAATATCTCATATGCAGCTTTTGAATCTTGAGCATTAAAAAACAGTAAAAAATGGTAATGAGGCGTACCATCATGATGTGGCTCAGCAACCCGAAACCCAAATGTTTTAATACCTTTTTTTTGCCATGCAGAACGAACACGCGCCCACACACGATTTAAATAATCGACAACGTCCCTTGGCGTAGCACCCTCAAATTTGGAACTCATACCTCCACGTTTATGAGCAGAATGAAAACGCGAAGGAGCAGTTAATGTTAAGAACCCACCAACAAAACCCATCGACTGCGCTATCTCTTCATAACCACGCATACGTACCATCAACTCATTTCTCATGTTTTCAGGATTGGACACAGACGCATCAATGCAGTCTGTTAAGCTCACCGCAACCTCTTCGCCCTCAAACTCTGTAACAGCCTCCATCTTTTCCAATGTTCTTCTATTTCTAGCCTGTGAAAACTTAAACCTATTAAGCGCATACTTACTTACATACGGCGTACCTTTTTTCGCTTGAACAAAACCCGACTCACGCAAAAACTTCTCTACTTGCCTACCCATGCCCACGCGCAATTGTCTACGCCACCATTTCTCATCAGACACACGAAGACACGCGCAAATTATTTTTTCTGCACGCTTGGAATCACTATCTGTTTTCGAGAACTTGACAGGAAACAAAACACCACGACGCACACACAACCCTGACATAGCATTTTCAATATCAAATATATCCGAGTTATTGCGCATAGACGCATAAAGCTTTTCACACGCTTTAGCACACACTAGCGCACGCTCAATAATCTGCTGATCATCCAGAGTGCACGACACGCCCACACTAAAAAAAAGCTGCTTATCTATTTCTCTTATTTTCAAATTTGCCTTTTTATATCCGTATGCGCGCTTATACTTTTTATAAAATGTTTTTAAGTATTCACTCACCAACTTATGCCTTGCGCATATTGACTCAACAAGAATCTGACAATCTCTCGTGTAATAATCAGAAATAAACACTACACAATCCCACTAAGCAACATAAAAAAAGCCGAAGCGCTTGTCGCATCAGCTTGATATTTTTTTATAAATTGTTCGTTTTTTTCTAAAATGTTCATTTTTTTCTATCAAAAACACTCAATATAAAAGTTTCTCTATCTTCATCAACATTAACATCAATCATACAAACATAACCCGATTGCATCATACCCATAGCCTCATCCTGCAAAACATAAAAATTTTCATGCTCTCTTTTTACAAAAGGTTCATCAAGATCAATAATCATCACACCACCGCCTTTAAATTACCTACAGGTTTTTTATTTTCTTTAACTGGAAAATTTACAGGTAAAAAAACTAGCTGTATTTTTACTGCATTGGGCTTTTGCTGCATCTCGACTTGACGCGCTAACAGTTGCCCGCATGATCCGCATTTAGTCATAGCAGGCTCAACGCTTGATACTTTTGTCTGTGATATCGCATCACAGCACGGACAACGCATCTCAAAAAAGGGTTGGCCAAAGCTTTCTAGAATATTCATGCTACGCTCTCAACTCTTATTGCATCTTCTAATTGAAGAGACGTGACTTTTAAAATTCTAAATTCGTCTTGCAGCTCTGCCAGTTCTTGATCGTTGTCGATGCCGTGGAACTGGCGTAATGACTTACATCGTATGATTTGATCGCGTAAATCGTTAACACGTGAATCAATTCGTTTTTTGTCTTCTTGCATTTTTTTAATTAGGTCCATCTCTAAAACTCCCGCTGAAGTGCTTTTTTGATGAGTAACGCGTTATTGATAATGAACGGCTCTTTTTCGCTGTTTCGCTCTAGCGTTGGCAAGCGACCTGCGCGACATAAACGAACAATGGCGTTACGTGACAAACCGCTTCTTTTTGAATATTCATCTGTTGAAATGTAAGGCGCATCTATGTGTATCAAAGCGTCCATGTGCTATCCTCATGCATATATATAAGCGTGTGCGAACGCATATAAACATTATTTAAATCGTACCTCACTAGGTACTAAAACTATACTAGGGTACCTTCTTAGGTACGGTCAAGGCTGAATATGAATTTTGACGCCAAAATTAAACACGTCTGCAAGTTAGAAGGAATAAATCAGAGGGAATTTAGTGAAATTACCGAAATACCATATAGTTCTATAAAAAAATATACCAATGGATTAATGAACCCAAGCGTTAACGCAATCAATAAAATTGTCACGAAAGAACGCTTTAAAAAATACAAAAACTTTTTTTTTGCAACGGATGAAACAAGCGAACAAAAAGAGCTTTTTATGACTCTGTTTGATCGTGTTGAGAAGGCAGGCAAGAAAGAAGAGGCGCTAGCGTACCTTCGCTTTCTGTCAGGCGATAAAGATGATTAATACATTGCTTTTGTTCACTGTCGCTTAAATCAGCAAAAAGTTTAAGCGCTTCCGTGTTTATATTTTCCATACTGTATATTTATACAGTTTTTTAACTTCAATTCAATACATTAAAAGGAATTACCATGAAACTTATACTAAATTCATCTCTTATAACTTTTTGCGCATTACTAACGGCATGCGGTGGAGGCGGAAGCGATGACGACACAACGATTACAAGCAATACTGGTGGCAACACCAACCCCAACATAAGCACAAATGACTACACAATAAAAAGCTTTACTCTTACAGGCTCAAACAACACAAGCGCACAACCCGCTGTTATTAATCCGTCAATAAACAATGGTGGCTTTTCTATACAAGTCGAAGCTGAAAACCCAAGCGACACATATAATTTAAAACTTTACATTAGCTCTAATAATATTTTAGGCGACAATGACATACTTGTACTTGATCAAAGATGCGATTTTAGAAGCTGCCCAACTACTCAGGTGCAAAAAGAGTGCACATTTACCAACAGCAATGAAACAACATGCGGTGAGCTAACAGCAGACATCAGCGACCTTTTAACCCAACTACCCATTGAACTTACCGCCATAGTGCAAACGTGCGAAATAACAGGCCTTAATTGCGGTACCGAAATCGCCACGGTTCGCTTTGAATGATAAAAAAAACCGACAAAGGCTATAAGGTTGATATTAGACCCAACGGACATGGCGGCATTCGTGCGCGTAAAACCTTTGCAACACTGGCAGAGGCGCGCGCGTTTGAACGACATATACTTACAACACATAAAGACGCCAAGCCGTGGCAAGAACAAAAAAAAGATAATCGCACATTAAGCGACTTGGTGAAGCTTTGGTATGAGCTACACGGGCAAAACCTCAAGAGCGGCCACAGGCGCATTAAAGAGCTTAACAAGGTGATTGCATTACTTAACAACCCGATTGCACACACGTTTGATGCCGCTGCATTTACAGAGGTACGCCGCACCCGCTTACAGAGCGTTAACGCAAACACGGTTAACCATGACCTAACCAACCTTAAAAGCTTGTTTAATGAGTTGATCAGGCTAGGCCATTGGAACCATGCAAACCCGCTCTCACACGTGCGCAAAATCAAGATAGATGAAAACGAGCTTAATTATTTAACGCTTGATGAAATACGCACGCTACTTGCCGCGCTTGATCAATCGATTAATAGCCATGCGCGGATTAGTGCCCGGGTGTGTTTAGCAACCGGTGCGCGTTGGGGTGAAGCGTGCAATATTAAAGCGCGGCAAGTTGCCAACGGCCGCATCACGTTTAACGCAACAAAGAACGGCAAAAACCGCACGATTCCGATTAGTGATAACCTGGCACAATTGATTGTTGACCACGCGCCATTGGTTGACGGCATGAATACGTTTAAAAGAACGGTTGATAGGATTGGTTTAGATTTACCTAAAGGCCAAATGACACACGTGTTGCGTCACTCGTTTGCAAGCCACTTTATGATTAACGGCGGTAACATTGTTACGCTACAACGCATACTGGGGCACGGCTCAATTATGATGACAATGCGTTATGCTCACTTGTCACCCGAGCACTTAAACGAGGCAACCAAGCTTAACCCGCTCTCATAA